CTGAATAATAGTTCAATGTAACTCAAGCGGCCAATTGATTGTTTTTATCGTTTTGCCCACTTATATAGTTTCGCACTACTGCCGGATGGAAACAAAAATAATTCCTTATTTTGCTTCTGCGCTCTCTCGCCATGTGCTCGTTAAATTTTGGGGTAATCCCGCGAGCGGTTAACGCACCGATCAATGTTGACGCGTCGCAGTCCTCCTCTAAAAAAGCGTAATTGTTGCGAATATAAGAAAAGCAACTTATTTTTTCGTAAATGCCCAATTCAATCAATATCGAAAACGGAACCTTAATCCAGCCATGCCCAGCGTCCGAATAAACATCGAATGACGTTTTCATAATCTCTATCCTCTCTATTAGTCCGCTGCCAATCAGCGAATGACCAAACAATACCGCATTGTTTTAAACAATGGCCAATTGATTGTTTCAATCAATACCTGATCAACGATTGTTATCGTCGATCGAACATGTCACAAAGCCACCACAGAATAAAAACGAGTGCCAAAGCAAATAGGAACATGTCACGCCCCCACCGAATCAACGACAAAGCCGCTTTTATCTTTTTTTGCTCGCCCCTTTGCATACAGCGCAACAACCACGTTTTTAGCGTCAAGGTGTCGCAAATCAGAATTGTCACCATCAACACAGTCTAACCCTACAAATGTCTTCGGGATTGTCTTGCGATCACGAAAGACTACAGCAACGCGCTCTTTATTCTGCAATGCTTTTTTGACATATGGCTGAAATTCCACCACGCCCGAATAGGAAAACGTCAAGTCATAATTGGCAGGAATGTTTTTACGGTTCGGTATCTTCGTGTAATCATAAAATTGAAGATACGGGAACCAATCAAACAAGGTTTTTCCTTGAAATAGAATATCCTCCCAGCGTATGTCTGACGTGCCATTCAACCGCACCAATGGCGTGAGATTTTCTCGTGCCGCTTTACGTAACAGCGCCCGCACTGATTCAAAAGCGTCGAACATGAACGCGTCTCTATCCTCAAAAAACCGCTTAGTCTTCGCAATGCGCTCCTTTTGCACTGAACTAAACGCACCACGTCCGGCCATGTTTAAACAAGGAACATGACACTGCGCCATGTCCGCCATTGCACAAACCTGATAGCCGCTCAGTTTATAGGGCGCAAGATACAGAATTCCCGTCATAAAACCGTATTGCTGCCCCTTGACGGTTTTAGCGTTGGTGTCAATACTAAATAGCTGTTTGAATTTCATGATCTCTATCCTCTCTAATTCCGTTATTCGGAACCATCATTCTATACTTCCCCGCAGGAAATTCTAATTGTATTTTCCTATGGCTTGACTATTCCCGATAGATAACTTTTTAATAACGGCCAATCTACCGCATTGCTCGGCCAACTAACGACGGGCGGAACCCTTAAACCATCAGCAAGTAAGGCCATCGCTTGCCCGCCATGATAAAGATGGACTATTCCAACACGCTTACCGATAGGCGAATGCTTCACCAAAATATAAGCGGGACAACCATAAAACCAATGGCGAAACAAAAAAGAGACTTGATGCGGGCGAATGCCTACTTTTAAGCCACGCTGCACAACCTTATTTTCCAAAAAGCTAATATGCCCTGTAAGCTTGTCCGCGATAACCATGTCCGGAAAGCCAAGATTAGCAACCGATTCAACGCGGGATATATCTACGTCCGGCAAGTGCTGGCGGATGTAGTCAGAGAAAACCGCTTCAGGCTTGCGCGCCATCGTCGGGGTCAATCTCGAACATGTCGAGGGCGGGCTCGTCTACCGGCGGAACAAAAACAGGATCTTTTTCGCGCTCTACACTCTCGTTTATCGTCTTTGGCGTGATGTCAATAATCGCAGTAGGCGGAGGGCCGCCATACAACCGCTTTAACTCGTCAAGCTTGCGTTGTACTTCCTCTTTACTCATAGAGTCGATAGTGCCATGCCTGATTTCCTTACGTTCTACGTAAATCGTGCCTAAAGCTTGCCCGCGGCGGTACTCCGCTTGAACAGCAGCAGCGAACGCGCCCGCTTCGAGTGCCTTATCGCGGATTAGCTGCAAATCCTTCATATGCCGTTCGTAAGAGGTGTTGTACTTCGAGGCAAGCTCCGCGCGGTACTCTTGAATCGCCGCTACAACGTGCGGATTAATATCGGGGTTAGTTAGCTGCCACGCCATCACTGACGCGCTTGTAGGGGTGTATCCAGCCCGTATAGCGGCTTCCTTGAGGGTTACCCTACCGTCGCCCGCTACGTACTCCTGAACAAAGCGCCATTGTTTAGGATTCACGATCTTTTGAGACTTCAACGGCTTGACCTTGCCCGCCATCCGGTCGGCAGACTTTTTCTGAATAACAGGAGGGACGTTCCAGACATCCTTTTTAGCCATTACTTGATTCTCCAAAGCCGCCAGCCGTTCTGCACCTTCCGAACAGAGAACGCCCATTGTGGGTGATATCGCTGGCAAAAGCGAACAGCAGCAACGCGGGCAGACAATGCCCTACGCTGGCTCTCGAACAAGATGCTATCGCCTTCTTCCATCTCCGCAAATGGATAGCGAGCGCGGCTTTCAGGAACCGCAATATTCCGGTCTATTTGCACAATTAAAACCCCTATAACAGATAACCTATCGATACCGGACTTTACATAGCGTTAACCAGTATGTCAAGAGAACAGAACCCTCTTTCCCTCCAATTGCCAAAACAGAAACCCTGAATCCTATATAGGGGGGGGGGTCATCATATGTTTCTAAAAAAGAAAAAAGTAAGTGCTGGGACCTCCCAGTAAATTTGATTTCCTTACGTTTCCATTTTAGATACGTGATGCTCCCGTAAGCCTCAAAACCCGCACCAGCTCTTGCTTATTACGGCATTACGTTCATTACGTCTATTTTCACAAAAAAAAATATTTTTTCATACATGACCCCAAAATATCCTATACAAAACCCCCCTTTTATATGACTTTCGACTTTTCTATAACTTTTGTGTCTAAACCAATTATTCTAACAATCCTTGACTTTTGCCGCGCGGCACTCTATCCTTTAACTGTTTCACAGGCATTTCGCTATACACATAAGCAAACAAGACCAACTAACCACGATGAAAGAGAGAAAAACCGATGATCACAGTCTACACATTACAGCCACATTGGGGTAACTTATGGGGCAGATAAAGAAAGCATATCTTGCCGAAATCGAGGCGCGGGCCGCGGGCCTTCCTTGTCTACTCGGGGTCACCCATTACTACGAGCGTTCTCCTGACTATGCTTCGCGAGACTCGGACCTTGATTATTATGGATTTGTCGAGGTGGAATGGGAGTTATTGGATCGTCGGGGGAATCCTGCTTCGTGGTTAATGAAGAAGGTAAGTGCTGACGAGATGGGTTTGCTGGAGGATGTGTTGATTGAGAGGATGCGGAATGATAAGGCGTAATGCGAATGAATTTGAGGGTTTCCAGTTAAGGGACATGGACGAGGGGGAGTTAGAGGCGCTGGAGGCGCGGTGTGTGGCCTTGATCAACTTCTTGCAGGGGGAGGGTCATTCTCCTGACAGTAACTTGCCTGTTTTGACCTCTGTTTTGCTGGGGTTAGTGGCTTCTATGGGTATTCCCTTTCAGCAGTTTATGGAGCATTTTGTAGAGCATGCGGTGGCGATTGATGAGTTCTTGTTGCCTAGCGAGGATGACGAGATACACTAATTCACTTTGACCCATTTTTTTTGGAAGAAAGGATTGCTATGTTGATAAATGGAAAGTTCGTGAAGGAAGAGCCGCCAAGGATTGGTGTGTTTTATCTCCCGCAGTACCGCGTGCCGCGGACCACGCCTGAGGAGAAGTGGGTACAGGACATTCATCTTAACCACAGGATGGAGAAGAATTCCTTCTTGTCTAAGGTATTTGGTCTGATGCTGCGGATTTAGGGGGGAGGAATGAGGATGGATGACTTATTAGCGGTAATAGCATGGTCGGTGATTGGCGTGGTCAGTATCTTTCTGGCTATTTTCTTTGTAGTAGAAACAATAATGGGGCGGTTATGAAAAAAGGTCAGGGTAAGAAGGTAGTGATACCGCATCCCTTATGGGATGCGGTTCTGCTGACCCATCCTAAGGTTATCCGGAACGATAGTGAGTTAGCCA